AAAAATTACCTACAACCATTGAGCCAGTAGCTGAGACTGTTGCACTCTCATTTGCTTTCTCAATAGGGTTTTTAACAACTGCTATTTGTCTAAAGTCATTTGAATCAGGAATTGCACCAGACTCATCGCCACTAAATACAGTGTTGATTGTTACATAGTGTGAACGAAGATCGTTTGTAGGATTTGCTCCGAACCCACCATCTGGTCCAATCACTGGTCTAACCGCACCATTTGTACCACCGCCACCAGTTACTGTAACTGTTGCATGATGATAACCAGTACCAACGTTTGTCATTGTAATACCTGTGATAGCACCACCAGATACTGTAGCTGTAGCTGTAGCACTTGCACCATCACCTGAGATTGTTATTGTAGGAGCTGATGTATATCCAGTTCCTGCGTTTGTAATCTTCATATTATAGATTGCACCATCAACAGCGTTTGTTTGTACTGCCCATTGATTTGCTAATGCAAGATCTCCAGAACCTGGATTTTCTTTAATATGTAATACAGGTATAAATGATGATGTTAAATATTTAGAAGCATTAGTGGTGTTTACAGTAAACATATATTTCCATATGTAACCGTCTGATCCGCTGTGATTAATAACACCTGTTGTTTGAACACCAGTTGCATCTGGATCTGTTGTAGAAGCTCCTGCTCCTGCCTTTAAACACATATATACGTTATTATTTGTAGTAATAACATGATATATTTTGCTTTCTATGTTTGTATCTTGATCGTCATATTCTGCATATGTAGTACCAGAAACCCATAGGTTTCTTGGTGAACTGTGAATAATGTCTGTACTAGCAACTTTCTTCATGGCGAACATGTTTTCCCACAAAGTATTATTAGCGTAGTCATTTTCATATGGGGTGTCCGGTACCGCATCACTTGGTGTCCATGCGTTAGGTCTTCCCAAAGCCATGTAGAATTGATTATCACTAAGACTATTTACAAACTTATTTGTTGTATCCAGTCTAAACTTACTTGTGATTATTGCTGCCATTTTATTTCCTCTTTTATGTTATAACGAGTGAGTTATTTCCACCCATTCCGAATTGTGTACTTATATTGTTATTTATACTATCTTGCAGTGTCCAATGAGCGAAATCTGAGTTTGGACCTAAATATCTAAACTTCATATTATCCCAATGGTTTTGCATACCTATCTTACTCAGCTCAGAACTTCCGTTAGCAAAGTGAGTAAATGATTTCTCTAATATATGACTATTAAACTGAGCTGGACCAACTTGGAATGCACCAGTGTTAATTGAGTTTAATCCTGGAGCAGCTGGTAAATTACCAAACTGTGCCTGATCATTTGTAGATGTAAGTAGCTTCACTAAGATAGCAATCTCGCCAAAGAACTTAAACCCAGCTGGGTGAACTAATCTTGTAAATGCATTCTTCCATTCAGATACATTCTTACCAGTTTTTAAAACATATGAAAACTGTTGATAGTAATAAGAGTCTTGCATGAATTTTTTATCTGATAAGAATCCATTTGCTGATGTAAATAATCCTTTTGAATATGTATTTACAACATCGCCATTTGATAGTGCACTTGTAAATGTTAACTTGTATTTAGTAGTCGTATCAGAATAAACTGTTTCAGTATAATCTGTACCTAAAACTTGTAATGTATTATTTACAAATACAATATCATCATCAAAGAATGCTGCTTGCCCAGAATCATTATTTCCAGTAATTTCAGTTGGTGTACTAGATATAGTAAATGTATTCCTAGGTGTAAATGCAGTTCTATTTGCTATAACTGCTGCTTCCTGATCTGTCCAATTACCATCAGATGGAATAAGTACATCTGTAAATGGGAAATATGTTTCAACTTCATCATCATAGATCATTCTAAAGAATGATGTAATGGATTCAGGTGTACCACGTGATTTATAGAATTCAACAAGCCTCTTATAAAATGCTCTTGGATTTGTAGCGAAATCTCTTGGTACAGCAATACCAATTTCATTCTGTAACTCAGTAAGTAGATTCTCTTCTACGTGATCGATATCTCTTTGTATATCTAATGAGTTAAGATAAAATCCAGATTTATTCTGACGCTCTAAATATAATGCATATGTCTTAAGAAAATTAACTAGATCAGGATATTTATCTTCTATGTGATCGGGAACTAGCTCATCTATATAAGATGATATATTATATTTTCCAAGACTATGTGCCATTAGTTACTTACCGTTGTGTAATCGATTCCAGCAGTTGTACCGCCAGTTGCCATTGTATCTATCTCTCCTGAAATTGTTGCAGTTGAGGTATTAATTGTTAATAGTTCATTTCTTGTTGGTGATACATCAGACGATGCTGGTTTAACTGTCACATCGATTGTTGCTTGACCAGCAGGTAATCCAGTTGGAGCAAATGAGTTAAGGGTAACTATTCCATCTTCCTCATTTACATCACCAATATTTGTATCTAATACTAAACCAGATGTATCAACAATTTGAATAATTCTTGTATCACTTGAGCTATCATAAAAATCTTTAAGCTTTGCATCTACACCAGCAAATGTGAATATTGATGATGTTACATAAGATCCAGTAGTTCCTGTAGTAGCATCTAAATCAGTTAATGCTTGATTAAATTTAAGTTCATATTTAGTTGCTACTGAAAGTGTAGGTGTAATTTTCTTTTGCATCTTCACACGAGTGATATTCGATATGATGGCAACATTAGTATCATCAATAAGTTTACCAACATTTGAATCTCTATAGACTCCGTTAAAGTTTTTAAGTGTATCGTTATTATATGTCACAAGTGTATTCCTTATTGATGTAGCTAAACCACTTTCAGTTACTGTAGCTTTATTAGGATTATATTTAAAGAAAACTTCTAAATCAATATATGTATAATCAGGATCAACGAGCACTGGTGTGATACTTACAACATTCTTTGGTTTAAGAATATTTGTTTTAATTGTTGTCTTTTGTGCTTCTGTTAATACCTCACCTGATAATGGTTTAATAGAGACATAAACTTTACCATAATCTGGCACATCATTATCTTCTCCACCCCATACGGAAACAGCTTCTAAATCAGCAAATTCGTTTTTAATAATTGTTTTATAGTCATCAGGTGTTACAGCTCTGTTCTGTGATATATGAGCAAGAGGTGCATTAAACTTAATTGCTTCTCTTGTTTCTCTTGGTGCACCACCTACTGCTTTAGTCACAAGAGTAATAGTCTCATCAGTATTACCATTCAGTGAATCAGTCATAGTAAATACAGTAGCACCATTCACATCTGTTCCTGATGGAATTGTTGCATATTCAATTACTATTGTATTGCCATTACCCGGTCTTTTACCAATAATGTTATCACCAAACTTAATCTCGTAATATCCATCTCTTCCTTCTTCTAAAAAATATACTTCTGATGTACCATCTAAGTTTACAACATTTGTATTTTTAACATATACTTTAGATGCATCAGTTGAAGTTGAATCTGACACGGTAACTTTAATTGCAGCAGTATTTACATTATTAGCAGGAATAATATATGATTCAAATGTATTATCTTGATATGTGTAATTAATACTTGCTAATGTACCTTGTTCTATCTTAATATTAGAGAACTTCCAACCATCAGTTGTATTATAGTTAATCGTTGTAGTATCAGAGGCAAACATTGGATATGTTACACCATCGATAGTTGTAGAGAACTTAGTTCCTCTTGCCATACTTAAAGGTAAAGGCACATTATTTCCGTCATGATTCCAGAAAGGAGTTGCAGTTCCCTTTGCCATGGTCATATCAACATAAGCAACAGATGGAGCAATAGACCTTGGTGTATAACCTAATAGTTTAGCATGTGATACAACAGACGATCTTAATTGAGATGTGTCCAGGAATGTTTCATTTAGTGCAAAGTTTGCATTCATTGAATTGACATGAGTTACATATGCTAACACATCGATGATAGTCGACATCGCAGAGCCTTCATAGTTATAATCATTGAAGGTTGAATCAGTAGCCTTCATATAATTAACTAGATTTGTTTTTATATTATCAAAATCTAATTCACTTGCATTAATTCTTCTTTCGATTGCCATTATCGTATTCTCTCTATTGTGGTTGAGATATCAACTACTTCATTAGTCGATCTAACTCTACCGGTTACTGTTATGTTTATATTATTTTCATCAGCTCTTGCCTGTATATTTGTGTTTAGTACTTCTATTCTTGGTTCGTAATTAGTTAAAGCAGTATTAATAGAAGTAGCCATATTCGCAGCAGTAATATTTGTCATATTCTCAAAAAGATATACTCTTAAGTTTGCACCAAAATTATAATTAAATGGACGCTCACCATGATTGGTTTGAAGTATATTTAATACACTTTGTGATATAGATGCATTATCTTTCTTTACTCCAACGTCATTGGTATTAGGATTTTGCTTAAAAGTAAAATCTAAATCTCTATACGTTTCTTGTCGTGCTATCGTTGCCATATATCTTATTTATACTAGTTAGGTGTGCCTGTTTGAACTGTTGGTGAATCAAAATCATCGTGTGTATGATTATCAAGTACAACTGCAGATCTAGTTGAGCTTTGAGCACTGGTTGTAGTTGTCTGATTAACTACTAAGTTGCCTTTTACTAATACATTAGCATCTAACACAACTTTTTTATTAACAGAGTCTGTAGTTTTTAATGTTATATTTCCAGTAGTTGATGTTGCATCAATATTACCACCAACAGCAGTATTCATATTACCTGCTACAGCAACATCAGCATTCCCGCTTACTATAATACGCACATCACCAAATACTTCAAGTGTGTCATGACCTACAACTAACTGATAATTGTCTCTTACAATTCTTTCTGTCTTAGAACCATTCGCAGCTATCTCATATTGAGTACCACTCTTATGTCTTTCCATAATACGTTCAGCACTTGGAGTATCATCATATTCTTTGACATGACCACTCTCTGTTTCCATAACATTATTATATGGATAAACTGGTGCGTATCCACTTGATGGTTGATATGATCCAGTCTCTTCATCTGCATTAGGATCAGCTTCAGCTCTTACTCTTACATTGTTATCTTCTATACCTTCGGTTTTAGTAGGAAGAGACCCCATGACCATAAATTCTTGCATCATTCCATCTAAAAATATTCCGGCAACTAATGAACCTATTGCTAAATTTACAGAATGGCCAGTACCATTTATAGCAGGAGTATTTGCAGGCATCATAACTTGTGACCAAGGAAGATCTTCAGTTTTTATATTATCATGAAGATCATATATCTTTACCTTTACTCTTCCAAGTTTTTTAGGGTCACTAACACTTTTTACTATTCCGAAATACATTATTCTGTTCCGTCTCTTATTAATCCAATATCTTGCGCATATTGAAATTCTCCATCTTGCATTGTAAATCTATGTTGTATAGATGCAATTATATACTTAGTATCTGTTTTTGAGTTACTCATATTACTTCCACCTGAATCAGTTTCTATACTATAACCTACACTAAGCCCAGGAACAGCAACTGTATCCATCGCTGTCATTCTGTGATTAAATACTCTTCTTTTCTGATTATATGCTAAATAACTATCGGGTTCACACAACGTGCTAAATACTGATTTAGTATCTCCATCAAATAAATTGTTTTGTAACTTGTAATATGTTGCAGGTATATTAGTAAGTTCTGCTGGTGGAAAATCATTACTTGATGTTTCATCTAAACTTATATTTTGAACTTTTTGCCCGTAGTATCCTGATGCTATTTTATGAGTAAAGTTTGTATTAAATTCATCCATCACAAATTTACTTACGGTTCCTATTTGTGTTCTTGCTTCTAAACCATCTGATTCTTCATCTGCACCAGCTACAGTAGCTTTTAATGTAAATGTATTTTTATATACAATAGTGCCATTTTGTTCATACAAACCAAACTCAGTATCATTCATATCAGATAATGATGTTAACCTAGTATCTCCTTCATCAGCAAGTCTTTGATATAATAATAATGGAGATTTATTATTATCCCAAGAAGAATTAACTACATTGTTTAGTGCTTCTTGACCTTTAATATTTGGTACAATATATTTACCTTTAGTAATTGACCTTGTATCTATCATAAGTCTACCAAGTTCACGATTATCATTAATTTCTGTGAAAATATCATATATAATTTGATCGCTCCTTCCAGAAAAAGCATTATTTATTCTTTTTACTTGCGCATTCATAGTAGTATATGCAAGAAAATGAATAGTGTATTGTTTACCTAATTTATTTATTTGCATGTCACTAATACCATCACCATAAAAGTTATAAGTAAATTGATAACTTTCGTATTGCCAATGTATTTCAATAGGTGCATGTGATGTTGCTATAAAAGTATCCATGAAATTCATATTATCCAGGACAGTCATACTTCCACGTATATTACCCTTTATAGTTTCAAACATAGTTAAGCTTAAAACCATTGGGGCAATGTCAGCGTTTTGCACGGTAACTTTTAAATTCTGGAGATTTATCATTATCTACCTGACATTACTTTAACAAATTGATCAGCAACAGTTCTAACATTTAAAGGTTTAATGACTTTAATATCTCTATTCTGCTCAGTTACAGCTGACTCATAATCTATATATGAATAAGCAGTAGTACCAGAGGCTGCACGTTTTACCCAATTACCAGAACTATCAACATGATGATGAGGTGCATAAGCTTGTGATTTAATAAAATTACATGCAATAGAATCTGAAGAATTACCGCCTTGAATTGTTTCACCAGTTATTACAAATGTACCACTTGTTTTTTCTATAGTAACATAACCTAAATTAACATGAATTTCTTTTACAATTCCGGTTGCACTAGATACAGAACCTGTTACAGTTTCACCAACTATAAACTTGTTTACTAATGATTCATCGGTATCGGCAGCAAGGTATTGATATTTATTTGTACAGTATTCTATAAGCTGACTAGCACTCATCGGCCAATCATCCCATATATTTTTTATTTGTGGATTAAGTAATAAAAACGTCCAATGATAATCGGGTGTTCCATATAATCTTTGGCTCAAATGATCTGGTCTCTCACCATCTATAATTTCTATAGTTTGATAAAATCCAGCATTACTTAGTAGTGCGTCTGAAAATTTTGCTTTTGATGTTAGATTTTTTAATATATCTAGATTACCAGATCCGTCTACATCAATTGCTGCATTTCTTATATTTGAAAAATACATATTAGTAACCTCTCTCTACGTCAGCTGCATATATTGGAACTATTTCTTTAAGTGTTACACCTAATCCAATTTCAACTGGAGAATTATTTCTCTTAAAAAACGAAGAGTTATTTGGGTTATAAGTAACATTAACGCTCTCGATAAAACATGGTGGTAATTGAATCATATCTTTAGCACCATGAAATGAAGTTACAACATGATCTGGAACAGTAACTAGTGTCGAACTAGTTCTTTTAGCATGAGCAGACTTTCTAAAAAATTTAATTAACCCTTGAGCTTGATTAGATTCATATTCGTTATCAGGTAATATTGTCCAGTTAAATGTAAATGTTCTTAATGCTGTTTGTGAATATCTAGTAAGTTCGTTTGGATTCATAACTTTACCAGTATGTCTTTGCATTTCAGTTTGAACAAGAGTACCAATACTACCGGTAACTACAGCAGTAAGAGCGGCAGGAATTCCTGGTATTACACCTGCGGCACCACCAGCAGCTGCAAGAACAGCTGGATCAGTTGCTGTTACCCAATTTACTAGCTCACCATCTTCTCCCGAAGCAAAGGCATTTAAAGCTGCTCCTAGCTTTCTCGTGTCTTCATTATAAACCATAGAGTCATTTATTTGAATATCAGTAGGCATATATAATGCGATTGAACCAGTATAATTTCTTTCAGCTGGTGTAGATGCATTTGTTATAAATCCAGCTACTTTATTTTTTATTCTATTTAATCCGCCACTAACTTCTTCTTTAGTCATGCCTCTATCTGCCAGAAATCCTTGTGCAGCATCTACAGAATTAACTAGAGATTCTTCTGGGTCATCTATTGTTGCAGTTGTAAAATTTTTAATTGCTGATGCAGTATCTTTTAGTTGTTTAGCACCAGC